GGGTAATATCATCACCAGAAACTGTTAAATCACCTGTAACTGTTAAATTACGTCCTACAGTTGCATCATTGTTAGCGTCTTCAAATATTAATTTACTAGCTGGTAAAGTACAAAAAACATCCTTAGTGCCAGAACTAAAATTTACAGCACTATCACTGTTAGAACTAGATATGACTGTAGTTCTTGTTAGATCAGAACTGTCTCCATCTAACGTGCCTAATCCTACTTCAAACTCAGCTTGGTCTTGATGTGCAATACAATAATAAACTGTATTAGAATTTCCTATACCAGCTGCAAAAGTTTCAAAACCAGTTACAGCACCACCAAGTGATACAGCACCTGTTCCTGTAGTAGTAGTTGTTTCTTTTACTCTATCATTAATGACTAAAGCCATTTAAATTTTCTCCTATGCTAATCTTAATATAGCGTTACTTGCGTCAGCAGTTGGAAACTGTATTGTAAATGTTCCACTTGTAGATGTTTTATCTCCACCAAAATCTAATACAGCAACAGCTTTATTAGAATCAGAGCTATTATAAATTAAAGCTCCTCTCGCTGTAATTGTTGCTGATGTAAAAGATATATCTGAAAAATCACATATAGCAGTTGTTCCAGATGTTGTTGGAGTAACACTAGTTAAAGTTCCACCACCAGACGAATATGTTCCAGAATCAGAAACTTCGTTTGATGTGCTGAATGCAGTTGTACTTGCATCTAAACTTGCAGAACTTGTATACAAGGCAATCTTAAATGTATCGCCTGAAGTCGCAGTAAAATTGTGAGTGCCAGTTAAAAGTTCTTGTTTAAAACTTGTGCACACAGCCTGTGTTATTGCCATTTTTTATCCTCCTTATGGACTTGTTGATTTTATGGGCAACCTAATTGCACCATGCATGTACTCATCTCTTCGATGCCTTCCTTGCTGTTCTATCGCTAATTCTTGTATGGCTCTTTGATATGACTGTTCGTATAATTGCAGCATTTCTGCTGGTCCCTTTAAAAATTTAAAGGCTTCTGCAAGGCATCCATACAATAATGCACTTGGAGCATTACTGCCTAACCAAGATGAAGTATTTGTACTAGATAACCTTGTTGGTAATCTTGTAATTCCTAGTTCTACATTATATGCAAGATCTGGTGTAGGCGCAACTATTAATGAGTTATGATCCCACCAGGCCCAATAGATAGGAGTCCCTGTTGATGTTCTATTTGGTGCATATTCAGTAATAAATGAAACATCTCTTTGTTCTAAATTAGTTCTTGTTGGTGTGCCAGTAGCAGGAAATATATGCATAGTTCTAATAGTACCTAAAGAAGTTGGATCAGGTGCTGATCCACCAGGTAATGACACAAAAGGATTACTTGCAGTTAGATTTGCAGCTTGATTTGATTTAAAAACATCAATGTCAACATCTCTAAATATTCTATTTTCTGCGTGTTCAATAAAATCATTTACACGAACATCTGTTAAAACATCAGAACTAACTTCTGTATAATCTCTAATTTGTGTTACTAACTCAGAATAAGTAGTCATGATATACTCACTGTTACTGCATTTACTTTAGCAGAAAAAATAATTTCTTTTTGTTTTTGAGGAGCCATTGTATTGTTTTGATCAAATAAAGTTCTTGTTCCTACTAAAACTTCTACAGGCTCTGATCTATCTGGTCTAGCATTTTTTAAAGCTTCTGCATCTGCTCTATGAGTAGAGGTATTATCTTCTTGTGGATTTTCAGGTTCAAATTCAGATTTGTGTACAAAAACACCATCGTGTTCTTCTATCATTTCATTATATGGAAATGCAAATCCACTACGATCTGAAATTGCTTTTGAATATTTTCCTCTAGCTGATCCCATTAAATAAATCCTACATCTGGTACAATTTTAATACTAGCTCTAGTGCTATCTTCGGATGAAGCTCTCATCCATTCATCTTCATAAACTTGTTTTAATAACTGTATTCTATCAGGTGCTTTTTTCATAGCAATATAGTATGATAGGCCAGATACTAAACAAGGAAAAAATCTAAAAGGAACTTCTGCATTATTTGTATAATCTCCTGCATCTGCAATTCTAGTCATTGCATAATATTTAAAAGTATCAGCTGAATCTGGCGTTGGATACACATACAATTTTGGTGTTATAGTTCTTTCAATATAAAATTGAGTTGGTGAAGCAGAAGTAGATTTTTTTGATATATTTAAATACTCTGCTCTACTAATTCTTTCTATTTGTCTATCAACAGTTGAGTCATCAGCTTCAGTAATAACAGCAGATAATACATCAACTAAATCAGCATCTAAATCATATGATGATGTGCTAGCAGTTAATGTTTTAGTTCTTTGCTCTATTGTCCAAAGATTTAGTCCTCTGTTAGCCCACTCTGTAAACAAAAGATTAAGAGATCTTCTAGCTGTTTTAAGATCATATCCTGACCTTACATAAAGGCCACATCTTTCATATGACTCCGCTATAACCTCTTCGATTGTAAGAGTAAATGCATTAGTACCTGAGTATGTAGGCATATTTTACTCCTAATATATCTTTTGAAACTCTGCTATAACTGTATACATGTTGCCTGAATCAGCCGTGCTAGGTATCACAAAGTTTACATCGCTTTCATTACTATTGCTAGATTTGTCTGCTGGTACACCACCAAACTCTCTAAAATCCCAATAGCCTGCACCTGTTAATCCAAGTATAGGAATATCTCCATCTGAATCTTCTTCATCTAAACGTGCAAAAGAGTTACCTCCATCTCCACCTTGACAAGAATACCAAACTCTAAGTAAACCTAAATGTGCTACAGCAGTTCCGTCTGCACGTGCAGCTAATGCTGACACATCTCCCATAACTGTTGTGCTTCCTGATCCATCTGATTGTACAACGATTTTAATAACAACACGATTGTCGTTTTGTTGTAATATTGTTGGTCCTGTAACTGTATCTGCCATTGTTTCCCTCCTTAATTAAGAAACTGTGGGGGGTGGCCTATAACCCAGCACCACCCCCACTAATTTATTAGTATACTGAGTATTCTAACTCCACTGTAAATCTTCCAGCAGTAATATCAGCATTAACCGCAGTTGTTGCAAAAGCATATAAGTTTTTGCTTGCAATCGCAGCTGTGATATTTGGAACAAATATGTGATAGTTACCAGCAGTATTGTTAAAGTTTACATCAACTTCTGTGATTGACTGTGTAGCACTTAACTGTTCGTTAAAAGATGTTACACCAGCACCAACAATTTCAGTTCCTGAAGAAACTGCACTATTAGTTGCTGTGCCAGAAGTTGCACTTAATGATAAACCACCAACAAGAGTTTCTCCTGCAGCAGTTGTAATACCAATTAATGCTCTGTGAATAAAAAATTTGCTAGGTGTTACTAAACCGTCTGGTGCGTCTGTATTTAGTGCACCAAGTTCAACAAGAACATCACCATCTCCATATGCAGTTGATGCTGCATTTGTAGAAGCTAGTGTGCCTGCAAATGATTGTATTTTTCTAGTTCCCATTGAAACTAGTTGACCAGTAGAATTTACAGAAAAACC